TTATGGGCCGCATCGCGGTCACTGGGGTCGGGCTTGCCGCCACCGCCAAGCCTCGCCCTCACCCTGGCGTTGTGGTCGATGATCTTGCCCATCACGGCTTCCGCTTCCTCTCCCTCCGCAACAGCGTCCCACTCCCTGCCTGTTTCACCAGCGTGATCGCGCTCGGGGCCAGACATCCCCCTGTCGAAGGACGAGAACGACTCCTTTATCCAGCCCATCTGCGCCCCTATACTTTGCCATTCCGACTTTGATATCTTTATATTCATGCTATTTCCCTTTTATATGAATTATCTCGCATGCAAAGCATGCTTCATTATGTAGTTTTTTATTCTTATCCTAAGGTCAGAGTGGCTTATTTTATCCATAGCGACTTCTCCTGACTTAAACACATACATTTGAAGTGCATCGTTCAACTTGTCTATCCTGAAACGACCTCCGACTCCGTCTTTGTATTGAGCTTCAAAATCCGTAAGAACAGGACCTTGGTTGTCATATGAACTCCACCCCCCAGCTATCCTTATCATGTATTCGTCAGGACTCACGCCTGCAATTTCATCATCAATAAAAACAGAAGCAGGCACTACCTCGTCAAGAACCCTCATAAACTCGCCTTCATAAGCCGCCTTCAGCCAGCCAGACTTGCTGCCTATCCTCTGCCAATCCGACTTTGATATCTTATATTCCATGAATTTTTCTCCTCATGCTATCCCTTATACTCATGATCCACATTAATTATTCTTCAACATCCAACGTCATACCAATAAGTTTTATTAACTTATTCAACAATTCCTGCAGACTTTATCTTTTCCGTCACATATTTGCCAACAGCCTTAGGGTCTACGCATCGGTTATACCATTCAAGCGTTCTGTCTCCTATCTTCTGCAGCTTTACTGGATCAGACAAAAGCTCATCTATGATGGAAAGATTTGACCAGTCGCTCACTCTTATTCCTGGAAATCCTTCATAATACCATAGATGAGTCGGCAGCTTGTCTCCCACCAGCAGCACACAGCCGCATCGCGCTGCCTCAAATATCCTAAAAGATTCATGACTTGTATATCCAGGTGGACATAAGGCAATCCTCGTCTTTGTAAGCAAAGATCCGTAATCCCACATCTTCAGCCCTTTACCCCATCCGTCATGATGAATTTTCCAATACTTATTCTTACCATCTTTGCTCCTTCTCTCAAGGGCAGACTTCATCTTGTCTCTTCCGTTGTCATTCGCAGTTCCAGAGAAAGAGTAGTCAAGCGCCCTTTCGGCAAGCGGAGTATGGCCGTGGCCTCCAAAGTCAGTCAAATAGCCAAGAGGAAAAGGATGAACCCTGTTGTCACATATGGGAGCACGTGGAAAGTAATGCTTGAATATAAGAGCCAAATTTTCATGCAAGTGATTTGCAATCGGCTGCTGATGATGTTCGTCGGAAGTAGAGAACAGTATGGAGTTTTTGGGTACTTCCGTCAACGGCTCATTCCATACAGAAAAAATAAACGTGTGATCTTGCCCAGTGTTAACATTTGCTATAACGCTTTCGAAGTAGTCCGTCTCGTCCTTTCCATGTACAAATCTTCCTCTCAACGGATTTATAACATTATGCATTCAGAATCTCCTTATTTAGGCACGCAATTAGGAACGCGCCTCTTCCCTTTCCTCTTCATCCCAACCATCTTGTAACCGCTCCAGCACTGGCCAGCCTTCGACTCCTTCAGCCAGCCAGCCTTCATACCAACCCTCTCCCACTCCGCCCTCGACATCTTGTACTGCATAGACAGTCCTCCATCTAAGATACCTTCTTAATCCGCTTTTTTTTCACAACTACCTTCTTTGACTTCAGCGGCTTCACAAACTTCATGTAGTGAAAGTAAGCAGACCACGCGAAAAGCATAGCAATTCCCACATTCAACACCAGCTCGGACAAAGGAGGATCACTCAGCGTCAGCACATTGTACAAGGCACCAGAGGCACACATGCTCAGCGCAATCTTCACAAATATCGTGTTGCATGCCTTCATCTTGTGTATCAACGAGTTCTCCCTGCCGAACAGGAATATCAGGAACGCACCGAATGCAACCGTAAGCACGCAGTTCGCCAGCAGATTCACCAACATCACAAAGCTCATTTCTCCCTCCTTCTTGCAGCCCTCTTTTTACTAGTCAACTTGCGACCAGGAACCCTCTTCGTCCTGGAGATCGTATTTTCCCCATTTTCTTCCTTCTTCACCTTCATGAACTTGTCTATGACTATCTCCAGGCCCTTCAGTCCCATAAAACCCATCATGAAAGCAACAGCATACTTGCCCTGGCCCCTTATGCTCTCAGGCATCACGTTCATTATCACTGGAGTAAGATAATTGGCGCACGCAGTGCCCGCAAGCAGCGACGCAATCGTAGGCCCTATCCTCTGGGAAGCAGTCTTCGACACCATCAGAAGCGCACCGAAGAAGCCAGATATAAGGAATCCTATCTCTATACCGTACTGAATAAGCTGACCTTCAACAGAATCGGAGTTCTTATCCACCATTTTCTTATGTACCCCCCAATTTTTATATATTTATATAATAATCAATAAGGTATTCCCCTTCCCCCCATTTTGCATTTTTATAATATTATAATATTATACCACCATAAGGTATCCCCCCCATCCCCAAAGACTATAAAAACTCTACTCACCAATTGTTGAGGAGCTTTTTTGACAGCATCATTTTACTTGATACAACATTCACCATGAACTGGAGAGGATCGCTTTAATTCATTCCTTTGCCCACTCGTACGCAAATTGATTTAATATTTTATCAATCGCTTTCTTTTATCAATTCAATAAAGTAATTCTTTGTTTCTCTCATTAATGTGGTGTGATGTTTCGTGTACTTCATTTTTTCAAACTGAGGATTATCTTCAAGCATTCCTTTGCAATAGTAGGAATCGCTTGTCAAAGATGACGGCGTCGATTCATCTGCATTTTCCTCTTCACATAATTCCTCTGTAGCAAGATATATTCCAGAGTTTATTTCATCAATGATTCTATAAGGAGGCATGTCGGAAAAATTCTTATCGAAACCCTTAATACCCATAGAGCTTAAGTCATGCTTGAGACTTTTATTTTTTGCTATGCTTCTTTCATAGCGCATCATTTTCTTCATTACATCATCTTTAACGTATGGCTTGAGCCATTCGATTGTGTATTCAATATTCTCTGCGCTTGATGGGGAAAACTCAGCGATGTTTCCGCTACTGTCAAGCTCTGTGTCCGCATCTCCAAAAACATCCCCCATGTCTTTGCCGCCTTCTTCAAGCTTTGCTCCTTCCTTTAGCCATCCAGAATTGAAACCAATATTTAGCCAGTCTTTTTTACTCATCTTTATAAAAATATCTTTATTACTAGCAGTAGAGTCAGAAAGACCTTCTTCATAATGCCTCATGGCATTTGCCCTGTAACTCCCCCAGTCTGTGTCAACAAGATTTCTAAAATTAAAGCTATCTTTACGTTTCGTGTTCGTATGATTCTCATTTCTTCCTCTCCTAGGTTTATAAACAAAAGGAGTGGATTTCCATCCCATGGCCTTGTCAAGATATTCGGGATCTGTCTCTCCACCATTGAAAAAAAGTCTTTTTATAGAAGACTCCTCTATCCCAGAACTTCTAAGAACATCAAGAAATATATTGCAATAACGCTTTACTGTGTCAATGTCCTTGGCTGTTTCACCAAGTATGCTAATACTAGGAATTTTTTTAACCCTAGACATGGCATACTCGTTGCCTTCTGCTGCCTGTACTGCCCTATTCTTGCACATTTCACAAACATTGTTTAATAAAGATTTGCTTATTTGACCCTGCATGAGCTCATTACTCCTTGTTATTTACATATCATTGCATTACCTGCTAAACGCCTTCTATCAATTCATAATGTCATTAATACCCCAATTCACCAAGGTATCCCTTTTCTTCATAATTAAAAATTTCAATTTTCACACCCCCCCTTTTTTTTATCCATCATAAATTACAACAAACGCAGAAGCCCGTAAGGTATCCCCCAGCAGCCAGTTTTTACCTATAAAAAGACCCCCAGGTGGGGGGTATGCGTTTAAGCGTTTCTCTCGCTTGGGTCAAGTTGACGCTGCTGGTTTGGACGCATCCAAACAAACGCAGAATAGGGGCGCGCCCCCTGTGGAGCGCGCCCCTATTCTCACACCGACGCAGGAGCCATGTCCTGCGCCAGTCGACCTAGCGAACCCTGCAGGCCAGCCTGATTGCTGTCGTCCAGCAGCCACTGCTGCTGGACCTCCGTCCTCACCACGAACCACTCAAGGTTCGTGGTATACTGCCGCACTTCGGCGGCAGTCAACTCCTTTCCCCGCAAATCTGCGGGGAGGTCGAGGACGAGCGTCCCGACCTTGGCTGCCTTCGCAGCCAAGTGCATCGGCAGCACGCCGATGACGATGTTTCCGATCACGTCGGTCGGGAGCGCGTGCTCCACGACGCGACCCGTGATTCCATGGTCCTCTGCGAGGACCTGCACCAGCGCCGCGTGGCGCGTGACAATCACAACTTCCATCGAACCACCTTTCTAGCGGCTGTGCCGCTTGTGCTCTAACCGCGCTCCAGTTTTCTGGATTCGGGAGCGGGGGTTGAAACGCAGCAAAGGGACGCACCCTTGTGGGATGCGTCCCTTTGCTGTTAGCAGTTTGCGTACCGCGCTCGCCTTGCGGCGCGTGCGGCCTGCGCGCGCGCGAGGCGCGACTTGAGGCCGTCGAGGTCAGCCTCATCGTGGGCGGCTGCCCACAACAGGCCGCCCACATAGGCGACCTGACAGTTCTCATCTTCCCAACCCGTCTTTTCAGACAGGTCGGGGTGGTTGCTCTCGATCATCGAGAGCAGCGCGATCGCGCGTTCGCGCGTCCATTCAACCTTTTCAGTCATGTTCTGTCCTTTCTAGCGGCTGTGCCGCTTGCGCTCTAACCGCGCTCCAGTTTTCGTGATTCGGGAGCGGGAGTAGAAACGCAGAATAGGGGCGCGCCCCCTGTGGAGCGCGCCCCCTGCGATTTACTTGCCCTTCGGCAACTTGCCGAAGATTGTTGGCACGGCTTGGCGCGTGCCGTCACCCCGCTCGGCGCGGATGCGCCAAGCGGAGGCTACTGCCTCTCCCTCGCTCGCGGCGAGGGAGTCGAGCCTCGTCCACGACACGAAATCGTGGATCGGCGTACCCTCCCCGTCATCGAACGGGGAGAGGCGGATCGCGCGGACGCCCGCGCGATAGGCGACCTCTCGGTGGTCGCCGTTGCAGCCGAATCCCATTCGGCTGGTCAGTTCGTGTGCGCTCTTCATGGGCGCACCAACCTTTCTGCGGGATTGTCCCGCTTGTGCTCTAACCCCGCTACCGTTTTCGGGATTCGGGAGCGGGGAGAGAAACGCAGATAGGGGCGCGCCCCTTGCGGAGCGCGCCCCCTTGCGGCGTTTATGTTTGACGGCACAAGGTTCACG